CTAAGTCTATGTCAGTATCAATACTCATTAACTCAACTTTAGTAAGCAACTTTTGGTTAACTGAATAATCAATTATTTTGTTTATAGTCCACCAACTATTGTCAATACGAATTTTGTCGTTAAGTTTTAATGATTGAATATCTAACTCGTTCAAATCAAAGTAAGCGATTAACATTTTGCCGGTATTAATTTGAGCAATAGTTCTTCTCCAATATTGATTGTATAAGTTATTGTTTGTAGTTTGAAATCCAGAGTAATAGTAGAAATCACACAATCCAAAGTTGATGTCAAAACTTGGTTTCAATGGGTCATCCCAATGTCCAGCGTATGGATAAGAAGTTAAGCCACTTTGTCCAGTAGTTCCGTAGTCGTACAAGTTGAATGAGTTACACGCTTTCAATCCGCCATCATACAATATTCTTAAATTTACTTTTGGCTCTGCAAAGCTAAACGATGGAACAAAAGCATTGAATGGTGTTTGTAACAATGGTGTAGGACTAAAGATAAGTTCTTTTTTATCTACTCCTTTGATATATTCATTGTTGAAAGTGTACTCTATTTGCCCGAACACTTCACGTGTAGTATCAAAATACTTTTTATTTGCTTCGTCTGTGTCTTGTTTGTATGTAAGTTGTATTTTCTTTCCAGTCAATTCTGGTAAAAATTGCAATGTTTGCTCACTATCTTTTGCGAGTTTGTAAGTCCAATCTTTTTCAACTCCACTATCAACAAAATTATCTCGTGTTGTTAAGTTCAATATGTTTGGATTGTTTTTGTCTGATTCAATGTATAAATTGTACATTTGAAAAATAGACTTTAAGAAATCCTTTTGCTTAATCTTTGATGGAACGAATCCAAGTAAATTAATATTCGCACCGCTTATAATTGTAGTTGAAGATGGCAGTACTTTAATACTAACTGAATTTGCTACCATTTGAGAATTGATAGTAACTGGAGAACCCCAAGGCGAACTATTAGCACTTCTCCATACCATAGCATTAGGACTGAAGTTGGCATTAGGTACAACAGATATTTGCATTCCAATAGCAACTTGCAAATCATCACCAGCAACAATTCCAGATACTGGTATGTTAAAAGTTTTAAGTCTGTTTTCTATGTTCGTACTTGAAGCAGAAGTTAACGTCAAAGGAACTCCAACGGCATCTGAATAAGTAACTGAAATCTGAGTACCATTTTTATATATCGCTACAAATGGTCGAATGTACATTGCCGAATAGTTGGCATTGTTATTAATAATAAGACCTAAGTCAATTAAGTATGCAATTGCACCACTTGAATTAAGCAAGTTAATTGAGTAGTCAATATCCACTTGAAAATTGTAAGAATCTCCAGTACTTAATGTAAATGGTGTGTCATAAACTCCAGTAGTAGGATTGAATAAATTTAATTCGTCTACTATCTCGGTGTAGTTTGTAACGTATGCACTTGATGGAACATTAAATAAAGTAGTAAACGTTTTTGTTGCCGTAGCATCTACTAAATAATTATTGTAAATATCTCGCTTTACATCTCCCACAAATGGAATTAATAACTTATCAAAGCGATCAACCTCTAAAGAGTTCCAAGTATAAGAAAATCCTTGTGATGCAAATATCTTATCGAAGTAAGTCTTAGCATATATTGCCGGTTTTGCTTCCTTTAATGTGTAGTTACTTGTATTCTGGTAGCCTAATAAATACTTATAGCCATCATTAACATCGTGCGACCAACTATCTACAATGTTAGCAGAACTAATAACGTGGTCTAAGTCGCTAAAGTCTAAGTCTGTCAACTCGCTATTATCTAACTTAACAAAGAAGTCAGACGCATCGTCTTTTACCAGTACTTCATATTCTACAAATTCCTCATAATTTGCACCATCTTGTTTTTTGTTTACTGATAACAATTGCAAAACTGCATTTTCAAGAATAGGAATACCATTTTGAATAATGCTACATTTTGTTAACGTATCTATGTTAAAGTCGCCGGTCTGAATGTTTACATCGTAGTAGTGATTCAAAAGATTATGATTGTTCTTTGTACCACTTAATACAATAGTCTTTGAAAACGCACCGCTTCTTTTTGATACGTCACGAATGTCAGCCACTCCGAAATTCAAAGGAAAAGCAGTTCCTTCTTTGACATCTAAATAACCACTTTCTAATTGAATCTGTACGTTAAACATTTATAGTATTTTGATTTGCTAATTTAATTGTGATTGTTTTACGAATCAAGTTTTTGTTTCGTCTGCGATTAACCTCAAACGATGAGTCTGTAACTTGACACGAAATGTAGTCATCTCCGAATCTTACAAACGTAATAGGCGAAGTAAGTAATTGCTCGAAGTACACATTCATTTCTTCAGTCATCCAGTCAGTATTCAACTCGAATGTTTTATCTAATTGAATTGAGTATGCCGTTTGTCCAAATTCAGTAGTGCGATAGTTCCACATTTGACCACTTACAAAACCCTCGTTCACTTTGTTGTATGTTTGACGTGCGATAGTTCCGTTTTCATACGATTTAAGACTAAAACCAAACGAAGCAACACTTCCCATTCTGTCCATAAAATAAACATCGTACTCGTTTATTCTACAACGTTGGTCAACATCTACCACATAGTATTGAGAAAACTCATCTAAGCCATCGTTTACTATTTGAAATGAAATTGTTGTTGTGTCTTCGTCAACCATAGGCAAAGAACCAGAATCTATAATGTCTGGGTTTCCATCAACTCCAATACATAGCTGTGTCATTATGTTTGCGTTTGTTATGCTATATCTGAATTGTCCAGTATTGGTGTAAATAATACAATACAAATCTGACGTTTCAAAGTTGTTCGCTACGTTAAGCCACAAGTTTTGTGTCGGTGTTATAGAGAATCCAGTAGTTGGTAAATCTGTTACAAATAATTGCGTGTTGTTGATAGTATCAATTAAGTATTGATTTTGATTGTATGTGGTGTAATCTACCCAAGAACGAACTCCATTGAAAACATACTTGTCCGATTCTGTAATTTCTGCTAAAGTTTGAGTCTTTCTATTGTCAGCGTAGTAAACATTACCATCTATTGTTGCGTTGTTTACATTTGACCATAAAGCACTAATAGTGAATTGAGTTGAAGACTGCACCGACTTGACAACGAATAAGCCCTCAATAAGTGGATTTGCCAAGCCATCGTCAGCTTGTTTAATACTTACTTGGTCGCCTACAACAAACGTATGTGTCGCACTTGTGATTTTTACAAAGCCAGCGTTATTAGTCAACGAACTTGAATAAGCAACCCCTTGTATGTACTCCTCTCCGATTTTTACATCGTAGTTGTAATAGCAGTCGCTTGGATTTGTTACGTTGATATTGAATGTAACTTTTGATTGCAGAAGTTTAGATAAGTCTATTTGTCCGTACCCATCGCTGAATCTCGGTAAAACTTTATACTCTCCTATTTTTGTAGCCGTGCCACTTGCATACACTTGAAAGATATATTTAAAACCCAACTTGTTTTTATTCGTTGAGTTGTATATAAACATCAAAGGGTTGTATGCTGGTGCGAAGTCGTAAACTTCTGCAATCTTAGTCATCGCCATTATACTATCGGTGTTACTTCTTTTGGTACGTATGTAATCAATTCTAATTCTTTAACCCACATAAACTTCTCGTTTGTGCAGTTTATCATTTCTTCGGTTGAGATTATCCAATTATCATTAGCGTCTTGAATTGGGTTGAAGTAAGAATCATCTGTGTACAATTGTCCCACTAAAGAATCTTTTTGTTCTTGGTTTAATAAACCTACTAAGGTATTTATGTCTTCGGTTGTTATGTCTTTTAGTTTCATTATACTTGTCTATTTAAAGTTGTTTGAAATGCTTGTACTCGTGTGTAAAGGTTTGATGCTTCAGTGTCACTTAGTCCATCTCCGATAAATGCAAAAGCGTGTTGATAAGCGTTATAAAAAACTGGCGCACTCAACCCATCTCTACGAGTCCCCAAATAAAAAGATAAATTAGGTAAAGAGCTAATAGTTACAGTGCTTGAACCTAAAGAAACATTGTTTCTAAATCCTTTGTATAAAGTTGTTGAAGTCCTTGTTGCTAATATTAATCCAGTAGTTGGTGTTGGTGTGTAATTTATAAGCGATAAAATAGAACCACTTATTAAGTTACCAGCACTTAAATTGTTTTGTAAATATGTAGTAGAATCCGTTACAACTCCGTATATTTTATTACCCGCTATATCTTGTGTTCTTGAATACATACCAAATGAATTACTTCCTACACTTAAAGATGTTGAAGGCGTCAAGAAAGTATTAGCATATCCGTTAGTTCCATTCGGTAAAGCACCATTTGACGAGTGAGTCCATCCACCGCTAAACGCTAATCTAAATGCAGTATCCTCATCTAAAGCATTTGCAAGATTAAATTTGTGCGTTGTAGCCGTTCCACCCACAAAAGGATAAACCGCTTTTAACTTAGTCCATATTCCATCAGTTTTTAAACCTTGTACCAACGTATCCACTGCACTTGTAATTGTTACGTCTTGAATGTTTGTTGCTCCTAAGAATAAACGAGCGTTAACATCTGTTGCATTAGATGAGTAGATAGGTGTACCAACTTGGCGACCTAAAGTAGTCTGAAACTTTTGAACTGAATAGTATAAGTTTGCAGAGTCGTCATCTGTTAGTCCATCTCCAATAGTTGCGAATGCAAGTTGTTTATTTGAAGCAGTAGAAAGATTTCCAGCATTATTACTTCCACTAATATATAAAGATTGATTCGCTAAAGAGCCAGCTCCAGCAGTTCCAGTTTTAATTAATGAACCATTTTTAAAAAGTTTTTGAGTAGTACTTCCATTTGTTCCACCACTAAAAAAACCTCTTGAATCTGTTGATGCTATACTTGTTGAAAATGAAGCGTCTGCAATACCTATATATGATAAATTTGTTGAATATCTTGTTATTAAAAAAGTTGGGTCTAGTGTTCCTGCTAAATTAGAACTATTACCAATTTCGTAAGCATTCCCTAAATTGCTATTTGTTCTACTATATACAGATAAATTTACAGAAGTTTTTATTAAATTAGTTGAAGTATTTAAAAAAGTATTAGCAAAAGCATTTACTCCGTTTGGAGTTACTCCATTTGAGTTATGTGTCCAGCCGCCATTAAAAGCCAACCTAAACGCAGCGTCTAAATCTCTTGAATCTTTCAAGTTGAATTTATGAGTAGTTGCAGTACCTCCAACAAATGGATATATTGCTTTCATCTTTGACCAAACTCCGTACGTTTTCAAGTCAACACATAAAGAGTTGATAGCACCTTGAATTGTTGGGTCAGTAATTCCAGTAGCCGTTAAAAAAGCGGATGCGTTAGGGTCTAACCCACCTAAGAAAGCTAAACGATTATAAAGCGAGTATCCGTATCCGTACATCTTAACCTAATACTAAAGCGATTGAACCACTTGTTAAAGTCACTCCGCTAAATTGCACATCGTTAATTGGTGTAATGATTGCACCAGCTTTAATTGCTTTTGTTGCATCTGCTAAGTATGTACTCTTTGCATCTGTACCAGCAACCTTAATTGAACTAAAGATAGTGTCTTCAAGTACAACAATAGCATCAATTGTTTTAGTTGCTTCCGTTGTATTGTTTACTATGTACGTTCCTAAGTTAGCGACTAATTCGCCCATCAAATTTGTTCCCATTTCTTTTGTTTTTATTTATATTGTTTTGTTTTTAAATTTCGTTTTTAAAAAGCGATGTAAGCATCGTCTGAATAGTACATCTCTCGTATGTAAGTTGTAGCGTATCGAACTGCATCCATAGCATCGTCAAATAATTTAACTGGCTCATCTGTTATTATGTCGCCAATCTTCTTCCACTTGTAGTTGTCGTATTCCTTTTTCAATGGTGGATAGTCTTCTGCATATACTCCGAAAGTCTTAACATTGTCTATTCCTTTTTTAACTACCTTATTCGCATTGCCTACATTGTAACCAGCCGTTTGAAGTTCTGCAATAATTTCTGGTCGTGAATAATCCGCTAAGATGTCCGTATGCTTATCTACATTCAATTGCTCAAAGCGTTCAATTAGTTGTGTAGTCGTTAAATATGATTCGTATATAATCGGCTCAATGTAGATGTCTTTGTCGCAGTAGTAAACTTTAACCAATGCAGTAGGGTGGTTGTAACCAAAATCTAAGCCATAAACAAAATTAGTAAATCGTGGCTCTCGATGCTTTACAAATGTCCAATTTGAATAGATGTTAAGTTTACTTACTGCTTTCTCTCCAAGTGCGTAAATCTGATATAGTGCTTCGTCTGTTCTTTGCAAGTCTTCAATCTGTCTTTTGATTGATTCAGGTAAGAATGGATTGTCTTTGTACGTTGATTTAATTAATACGCTTTCTTGTTCTGGTAGTTCATACAACCAAGAAGCAGACTCAGATGGATTGTAATCGAATATAAGTTTTGATTCCGTTCTCATATTCAATTGCTGGAAGTCTTCAAACCATAACTCATTCGCCTCATTGCACCAACCTATGTCACGTTTACGCCCTCGTATCTTTTGCTCATCGTCAACACTAAAAAACTCTACGATCGAACCATTTGCAAATCGGTAGATATTTTCAGACATATTGTGGTTAGTCTTTTCGTATAAGTCTAAGTCTTTAAGCACCTCGAAGAAGTCACGCATCACGGTTGCTCGTAAAGCTGGGAATGTTTTACGAACTATTGATACTACCTTGTTTGGATTAGCCAAGCACCACACAATAAGCAACTGACAAAGCGAATACGTCTTGCTTGAACGTGAACCACCTTGGTTAATGCAAAATCTAATATTAGGATTCTGCATTGCTTCCCAATTTTTCTCAAATACTTTAGTAGCCTTTATTTCCATCGTAATATCTAAGGCTTGTATTATTGAAACTATTTTTTCTGCCAGATAGTTTATCTTTTAAATTATGATATCCTATACCATAAGATTCAGATGCATCTTTAATACAATCGTAAATAACCCCACTTGATATATCTATTACTTTTTTTGCGTGAGAATGTTTACCTCTACTTTGAGATAAACTCATTTTTAATTTAGTTTCTTCACTTCTTTTTAATCCAGTAATTTTTTTTGATTTAATTTCACTTACCTCTTTTGAAATTCCATTTATACCATCTCCACCATTTGTCATATTAACAAGTTGCCCAGTTTTTAAATCTCGTCTTCCATATGATTCAATTAAAAACATTTCTAATTCTTTAGCAACTTCACGATTCAAATTTGATGCTATTATTTCATGTTTAAAACCATGTTTATTTACAACGTTATGCCAATACTTATTTCTTCCATTTTTTGACCAACATCTTCTTTGAACAATTCCTATTCCAATATAGAAAACAATATTTGTATCTAAAGTTCTATGTCTATAAACATATGCGTTTTTATTATTGGCTTTCATTATCTCCAACTATTGTTATTTTAATGTCACTTACTTGCTGACCTTGTGTAGTTATGTCGGTGCGTTCAGTTAAGTTGTTTAGTCGTTGTGTAATTGATGGATTGAATTGTCCAACCATACCGCCCTCAATTTGGTCTGTTCTGATTTCGTCCTCTATATGCGTACAGATTGTTCGATACTCAATATAAGCATTATCTGTATTTGAAAAATAATGTACTATTGTAACTCCTTTTTTATGGCAGAACGTTCTAAATCCAGACATTGTCAAAGGTGGTAAATGAAACTCAGATACTACACCTTTTGGTGTTGCTTTTTGTATCTCTCTTGGTTTAAGACTTACTTTGTACTCCTCGAATAGTTCGTACATTGCTTCAGGTGTCTTTATGTATTTGGGCTTCATTTGTAATGTTTTAGAAATTCGTCTTCACTTACTGCATTTATATTTAGTTCGTGCGGTTCGTCAGATGTGTACTCATAAAAGCAAACGTGCGTATCCTCATCTACTAAAGATGGTAGCATTCTTTGCATTCTTTCGTACATTGAACGAGAGTATTGAATTATATAGTACTTCATACTGACTTTTTACGTCTTGTTTTCTTTACTGGTGCTTCAATAATTTCAGTAATTGAATCTATTACCTCTTGTGAAGTTGGTGTAAATTCTGGTTCGTGCGATTCGACCTTTTCGTCTTCAAATAAATGCGTGTAACCTAAAGCAATAAGTCTTCTTTGTTGCATTGGTTTAATAGTGTTTAAGTCTATTTTTATCATACCTAAAATTCCATCGTTAATTGTTACCGTTTGTCCTTTGTATTCTTCTTTAACTTTCATATCGTTTTATTTATATTGTCCGTACTTTTCAAAATGTTTTATAGACTCTAACATCTCAACTATCATAAAATGTGCGGATGTATTACTTATGTTAAAATGTTTAGCAATCGTGCGACTGGTAGAAATTCTCTTATCAAAATACGTTTCAAAGAATATTAACTTAATTCTGTCCGTTATTTGCCCTCTATAATTTTCTAATATCTCCAATCTTTCACTGAACTTTATTTCGTCTTCAAGTGAATCGTCAATAGAGTCTTCAATGTATTCGTTCTCAACTGAATTTATAATCTCTTTCTTTGAGTCTGACTGCCATAGTAATTCACACTTAATTAAATGTAGAAACATTGCTTTTGCTTCGTGTTCTTCTTTATATTGGTACTTAGACTCACTTGCTTTAATGTAAGCGTTGTTTATAATCGTATCAATGTCAAGTTGTGAATTTAATCTACTGACAAAATATCGTGTGTAACGATTTATTTCATCGTAATTTTTCGATATGTAGTTATTTAGTAATGCTATCATACCAATTGTAAAAGTCTTTTATCCAAATTCTGCGTCTTACTTGACTGCAAAAGCATTCCTTTTCTTTCTCTCCAGTTACTCGAATACGAATAACAGATAGTTTTATGCAAGTTGTCTTCGCTGACTTTATAATTGGGTCAGCATCTCGCAGCTTTTCGATTAGTTCTATTTCAGTTTCTGCAAACATAGTTGAATAGTGTATCCGATTAATGAAACAAAACAAGCCATAAAAAAGTCTTGAAAATAAAAAAGTGCAAACCAAAAAGATAAGCACTTCATACAACTAACTGCGGAATAAATCGCATCGGTGTATTTATTGACCTCAATCTGTAAAAATAACCGATCAAATTGACGTTGTAATGGCTCAAAATTAGCAAACCACCACGCAAAAGAAATTAAAAATAGTACTTCCATATTTGCAAATATAAAATATTGTATTATAGACGTAACATTTTGTTAATAAGTTTATTTATCATTAATATTTTTATCGCATTCTTTTAATAATTTAATTGTTTCTCTGCAACCTAAAACTTCAGAAACTTTTCCAATAAATAATTGTCTTTTTATATTTTTGTTTTCTTCAATTTCTTTTGCTTCTTTTAAAACTGCATACCAAGTTAACTTGTCTTTTGGTAACTCCCATAATTGCTCAAATAAATAATCTACTGCACTCATAATTCTTTACATTTTTGTTTATAATACTCTGCAAGTTCTTTTAACTCATCCTTAGTGTACTTTCTTGTAATGTATGCACGTTCACGTAACATAGTAAATTCATCCGCTCCTATCTTGTTTTCTAAGTGTATTCCGTATTCGATTAGATTTCCAGATAATTGTACATTACACTTGTAGCAACTTGAGTGAACGTTGTTTTCGTCAAATCTAACGTTTGTATGCGTACCAGCAGAATAGTAATGCGATGCGTGTGTTACTCCGTTTATTCTTTTTTGGCACGATATACATACATTACCCTTATCTCTTAAGTTAATATATCGGTTGAAGTGTTGTTGTGCAATCTTAAAGTAGTCTTGTAATGTCATAACACTATCTTTTAATGCTTTCTTATGCACTTTCTTTATCTTTTCAAGGTTCTTTATTGCTTGACGTGTTTTAGTGCATACAAAGCAAAGTTTATCTGTGGTTCGATATGGTGTAAATATCGTTTCACATTCCTTGCACTTTTTATCGTAGTTAGTTTTCATAGTAGATTTATTTCTTCTTTAACCATATTATACCAAATAGATTCGTGATTTTCGCTTAATCCTAATAAACTAATTTCTTTTTTATTTAATTCATCAATTGCTATTAACGCACATTGTTTAGCTACATACCATTGATTCCAATGGTCATCTGTTGCATTATAAAATTTATATACTAACTCTTTTGCGTATTCTTTTGCTTTCATATTCCACTAATTATATTTTCGTTTAGCTTTTTCAACTGCTCTACTTCTCTTGTCAACTCCATTACTTTTTTATGCTCTGCGTATAACAATGTTTGGTATTGTTTGTTTTCATCTACTAAAATGTTAAAAGTAGTTCGTGCGTCTTGCAGAAAATCAAAGTGCTTTTGCATTGATTCAATTAAATCTGTACGATGTGCATTATTTTTTTTGATGTCGTCTATTGAAATCTGTAAAGACTGCGTTAACGATTCAAAAGTTATTGATGCTTCTATGATTGCTATCTGTTTCAAAGTATTATATTATTTAGTTCTTTTTCTACTTTGTGCCAATAATTCAATTCGTCTACAATATAAATAAATCTATATTTACAAGAACTTAAATCTTTAATTAATTGTTGTGCCTCATAAACTGCTTTTAAAGCACATTTTTTAGCTGAATATGTTGTTAAATCTCCAGAGTTATACATTTTATCAAACAAGTCTTTTGCTTTTTCTTTTGGTGTCATATCTTATTATTTAAAATGGTAAACTATCAAATGAATCATTCGGTTGTATTGCTTTTGTACTTGGCGAAGTTAATCTTTTTATCACATCTTTTCCTCGAACTTTAAAACCTAAACCAAAATTGTAGTCCATCATCATTGGCTCGTTTAATAGCGTTGGCTTACCGCCAGTATCTGTGTCTTTAATCTTTACTACTTCTACCATTGTGTAGTTCCATAAGTCTGGGTGTTGTGTTAATCTGTGAACTACTAAAAAATCATCTGCTTTATTTGCGAATGCTTTACCACCCTCAATGTCTGACTTTAATGGTGGCATAACGTGACCAGACCATCCGTGCTTTTCAGGATATACTGCCGAGCGTCTACCACTTGCTGAACTTGGATGAGCATTTATGTAGATTGTTTTACCATTCTTTGTAAAGTGCTTTAAATCGTTTAATACATCATAGTTTGAACTATAAGACATCGGAGTTTTTAAACCATTAAACGGGTCTATTAAATGTACATCGCATTCTGCTTTGTCGAATATGTTTAACAATTCGTCTGGAGTATATCGTTTGGTATTATCTACAAACTTAAACGAATTTTCGAGTATTGTTTCATATCTTCTAACTTCGTTGTATGTTAAATCCATAAACTTTTTACCAGAATACATCTGAATTAAGTCACGCATTACTTTACCTTGATAGTTCTCATCCATAAACAAACAAAACTTTAAATTGTGATTTGTTGCAAGTGCTAAAAAATACCATTCTAAAAAATATGTTTTACCTACGTTATCGTGTCCTAACAAAACATTTAGTTGTCCTTGCTTATGAACGAAGAAGTCGTCTAAGTCGCAACCTAATTTTAAACCAGTTGGAATCTTACCATCTAAATAGTCATTTAAGTATTGAGTACTATGTCCGTTGTTTAAAATCATTAAAATAGTTTTTGTTGGTTAGTATGGTTTTTAATTCGTTGTATTGCTTTATCGTAATACTCTTTATCCAACTCGCAAGCAGTAAGTTCAAATCCGTAATCGTGACAAGCTATTGCAATACTTCCTGAACCTAAATGCGTATCAAGTATTTTATCGTTTTCTTTTGCGTACTTATCTAAAATCCATTTATAAAGTGCAACGGGTTTTTGAGTTGGGTGTATCCTTGTTTCTTTATTATTCATATCGTGCTGTAACATTCCGTGCCAAGTTAAATTTAAAAAATCTAATTTATTTAACCAACTTAACCAAGCAAGTTCTCCTGTGCTGTATGTAGGCATAGTTACATTTTTATGCCAATATAAATATCCACCTTTTAATCCAAAAAAATTAGCACCCCATATAATTTGTTTTTTAGAAACTCTTTTTAATTCATTAAAATAAGCATCAGAAGGTATATTAGAATCCCAACCTGTTTTATAATTATTTATTTTTGCTTTACTATTTTTTAAATGATAATCACTATTTGCTCCATTATTTTTCTTATCTGCATTAATTCCGTAAGGAGGGTCTACAATAGCTAAATCAAAATAATTATCTGGATAACGTGCCATCAAAAGCATATTATCTTCATTCGTTATTGTTATTTTATCTGTTACTTTCATTTGTTTAAGTTTATTTGTTTCATTACGTGATTCATATATTTATCTTCAATTGGTTCTTGTTGTTTAATTTGTCCAAGACTACTTTTTTCCCAAGTACGTACACAAGCCTTCCAATCTTTCATTTTGTTTCTACCAACCATCCAACCTTTTGATTGATAAAATGCAATAAATGTTTCAGCATCAACATAGTTTTTTCTTTCTTTACAATAGTCTAAAACATCAAAAGCCGAAGGCGGTGTAAATGTATTATTTTCATTCTTTTCTTTCTTTTCATTCTTGTTAGTTGTTACTTGTTTGTTATTGGTTTGTTGCTCATCTGTTATTTGGTTTGTTACTATCTGATATTTTTTGTAGTTAACTACCTGAATAATAGTACCTTTCGAGCTTGTTTTGATTGTTATTTCGTTTGTTGATTTTAGCTTAGTTAAAGACGTTCTTATTTGTTGAATTGTCAAACCAACTTCTTTACTTAATAAATCCAAACCAGTTAAAGTTTGACCAACTTCAATCAATTTTCCTCTGTAATTTCTTTCTTTGTGATTAGCTTTTAAAAGTAAATACATAAATAACCTAAACGTATTCTTATCGTCAAACCATTCCCACTCTAAAATCTGTCTGTGTAATTTTATCCAACCACTCATAATATTTATAAACTAAAAAACCCCTATAAATCCGTAGAGTCTCAAGCTACTTCATTATAAGGGTTAATTAAAATTCCTTTTGTTGCCTATGTTTGAGACTGCAACTCTGCAAATATACAATATACTAACTACTTTTCATCTTCAAACAATTGAATCTTTTGAACAATTTTATCAATTTCATTAACAATGTCAACCCAACGTTGAGCAGTATCTTCTGGTAGTTGTTCGCTTACATTCTCAACTATCTTTTCAACCCACGTGTAAAAGTTTTCGCATCGTTGTTTAAATTCACGTTTGTAGATTACTTCGTGTGATAGTTCGTCTAATGTATGAAGTATTGACTGCATCTGTAAAGTTAACGCTAAGGTTAAGTCTAAGTCTTTTCGTTGTTTAGTGTTCATATTTTTATTTTAATAATTTCTTTTTTAATTTCTACTAAATATTGATGTGCTAAACTACCTTCATTTATATAAAGCCTATTTCTAAAATCTAACATTTCATCAACTGCTATTAATGCACATTGTTTAGCTTCTTTAACTTTACCATCGTAAACTTGTAAATATTTATTTACTAATTCAATTGCTTTTTCTTTTGGATTCATAGTTCGTAAAGTTTTAATTTATAATCGTTTAATATTTCGTGTAATAAATCTCTAATTTCTTGATGAATAGTAGCGTCTTCTAATTCATATTTAATTAATGCTCTTAACTTTTGGTCAAATTCTGCAATAGCTATCTTATAATCTTCTGCTTGTAGATAATAAAGTATTTGTTCTTTATCTCCTTTTATAGTTAGTTCCATAGTTTTTTTATTTATAGTTTCCTCGTCTATCTTCGCAGAACTGAATCCAGTTGTCCATAGTATCACAATAGTATATAATGCTTGGATGCTTATCCGCTTCTTTCAATGCTTCTGCTTTGCTTTCTGCACTTACTATCATTCGGTCTGGTTTTCCATTTGATAGCCAATATAAAATTACGTACTGCTCCATAGTCTTTAGTTTAAAAATATCGGTTTAACCACCCACCGAAAAGGATAAAATCAAAATGGCAAACTATCACTCTCTTGTTGTGCAAACTTCTGCGATGCAGTTTGAAGTGGTTTTTCTTGCTTCTCAGCTACTTTCACATCTCCATTGGTATAAACTACTTTGCCATTGCCTAAATAACGCTTAGAAGTCTTTAAATCACGTTCTTCTTTTGATTGCGATTCTGTTAATCCTACATTGTTTCCGTATTGGTCGGTTGAATCATTGATTGAAATTGTCAAGTTCAGATACTTTCCGTTATACAATTTGTTTTTGTCGATTTTTGTTACATCAATTGATGCATTAATAAGTGTACTCATTTTACTTTGTTTTTATTTGTTTATTAATATTTTAAACTTATTTTCTCTCTACTTCTCCAATTATAAATATCTTCAATTAATGTTTTGTATTGTTCACGATTAGCACAATCAACTAATGCAGTTGGTTGTAATCTTAACTTATGCATAAATTCATTAAAATCAAACTTTTCATTTAAAAATAAACCGCAAATAGTTCCAACAAATGTGCTTCTATTATATCCATTGTAATATGCAGAAATCATTCTAATTTTATTTGCCCAATCTTGTGCAATATTAAAATCTTTACCAATCCAAGTTCCTTCTGTAAATACTTCTACTTTTGATAATGTTGGATTTTGACCCCTATATTTATCTCTTGCATTAAAGGTAGAACTTGAAATATTACTGCATAATATAATACAATCATTAAATGAAAAATCATCATTTTTTTCTGTAAAACTTTTTAATTTAATGTATGGTTCAATACCCATATTAGCGTAGCCTTCCATAAAATCTTTTTTAGTCCAATTTTTTTGATTAAGATTAAGTGTGTGTACTTCATTCAATGAATAACCATCTACTATAATATAATAAACAAATGAATCCGCATTTTTACAAGCCATCAATCTATGTTGACCATCAATAACTTCCATTTGTTCATTAACTAAAATTGGATTACATTTCATTCCGTTTACACGAATTGAATCAGATAATCGTTTAATGTGTTGTAAGTTTGGTACTCTGTTACCTTCAATTAATTTAAAGATTGATAAATCACTTGTTTTGTAAACCTCGTTTACTTTTTCTCCTTTTTGCATTTGGCTACTATTGTTCACCATTGATGCTTGTTTTGTGTTAAACATATTTATTTGTTTTTATTTGTTTAAAATTAATAATAATTCTTGATAATATTCTCGTGCAACTTCAATTCTTTGCTTTAATTTTTCAATGTCCGCTTCGTTGTATTCAACTATAAATCGTTTGACTCTTAAATCGTTTGGTATGTGGTCGAAATTGTGTAAACTTTGCACTGCTTCACGCACTAACAAATCTTCTTCGATTAGATTCAACTTCCAATGCTCTTTACGTACTTCACTTTCTACAATATCAAATGGTGTGTTTGTAAGACAATATACAAGTTCAGCTTGTTTGTGTCCAGTAAGCATCATATAGCCTTGCAGCTGCCAATAGTAAGCCTTATTTTTAAGTTCTTTGTCAAACATTGGGAACGTAGCACCACTCCAAGAGCATTTAATATCTGCAAGTAAAGTGTCATTAACCAAATCTGGTGTACCTACAACATAATCATTTTTAAACTTTTCTTCGTTCTTTAGAATCCAATTCCAATCCAATACTTCACTTGCTAACTCAATAGCTATATCTTCGTTTTGGTTTCCTTTGTCTGTATATCGTGAACTAAATTCTTTGTAGATACCTAATTCCTTCTCTCTGAACATATCTTCGATAAGCGTCTTTGCAGTAGCTGACAAAACCTCGCTTTTATTTCTTGCGTCAGTCATCAGAGAGCCGAGTTGTGAACATCTAAATAGTAAACTCATAGCGTTGCGAATGTTAATTTTTGTGATTCTGTTAACTCAAACTGCAATAAATCTTCTTTTTTAGCAAGTCCTTTTCCTATTGCATCAATTGCTTTATTAAAACGTTCATCTGTAATTGTTTTAACTTTCTTTACTTGTTCTCCACCAGCATCCGTGTCTTTGTCTGTAACGATACCTAAAATAGAACTCAAAGCGTAACGTCTAAAATAAGTAAGTTGCGATCCGTACACCTGGAACTCATTCATCCCTTTGAGTGCTACATCTTTAAGTAATGCCATTTTAGATTCAATCGTTTCTCCAGTTTCTACGTGAAACAAAATAGTAGTTAAATTCTCGTTTTCGATTAATTGCGTGAAACCTAATCCGTGCTTTTTTAATAGTGGGTTAATTACGCTAAAGATTTTTGGCAAATCTGCAAAGGTGTAACCATAACCTTGCGTTGCTTTGTGAATTACTGGAACTTCTTGTTGAAATTCTGCTAATGCTTTAAATAAATTTTTCATTTTTTTAGTTTTAAATTGTTAATAACTGATACAAATATAAACATTATTCTTTAATTGATAACTTTTTTATTAAATTATTTTTAATCTGCCAAAAGTCCTGCAATGAATTAGCTTCTAATATATCCAATTCTGATTCTGTTAACTGCAATTTGTCTTCGTCTGGTATATCAATGCAAGAAACTTCTAACTCGTTTTCTACTAACTCAATTAACTCTTTGAAGTCTGGATAGTTTTTATTTCTATCGTAACATTCCAAGCCGTGTAAAATTGTAGCGTGTCCTTTACCAAACATTTTACCTATTCTATCTAATGTCATTCTGTTGCTGCGTAGAAAATGATACAATACGCTTCTTATGTACACTTTTTCACGTTTGCGAGATGGTGTGTTTAACTCGTATCTTTCTATTAATTCTGTAATCTTTATTAAATTCATTTTATTGTTTGTTTAAATTTTCAATATCTATTCTCAATCTTTCCAAGTACAAACAGAAATCCATTGCTTCTTGTTGTGCTTCGTTTATCCAATCTAACGTGCTTAAATCGGTTCTTTCGAGTGTTACTCCGTACTTTTTTAAACCTTCGTCTGCACGTTTCTCAAACTTTTTAATCACGTTTAATACTATTCTGTCTATCTCCATTTTGTTTGTTTTTAAAATTCGTATTCTTCTACTTCTCCGCTTCCCTCGCATTCTGGACATTCAACAATTTCTGTACATCCACCGCAACAATTCCAAGAAGGCATTAAGCAATCTTTTTCTACTTCTATTCTACCTTTACCATCGCATTGTTTACATTCTACTTCAATCATACTGCTAAAATTTCGGTTAATACTTTGATATACGCTTGTTCAATTCTTTCAAGTCCACGTTTGCAAGTGTCTATTCTGTTTAAGTGCTTTGCAATTATATTTGGGAATTGAGTGTAATATTCTGTATCTGCTTTAATCCAGTCAATTCTTGCTTTCATATCTTGGTGCATCTGCATCAAATTACTTGCTTTGTTGTGTAGTTTATAGTTCATCGTTTCTCGTTTAAATTGTTTAACTTAATTTCTCTAATTCTGTTCAATCTTTGCACATCAAACGTAGTGAAAAATTGCTTTCTGATAGCATCGTTAATGTGATTACCTTTTGGTACGTACTCATTCTCAATTGTAGTAGGTACATAGTTAGGGTTAAAAGTGTTGTGTAATGTTTTCATATTATAAAGTTTAAAAGTTTCAGCAAATCTACACATAATGTTTATAACTACAATACTTTTTAACAATTATTTTTAAATTATTTTTAATTTTCCAATGTTTATGCGGGTTTCAGAGCATAAAAAAAGTGGAGATTTCTCCCCACTTCTAACAATTAAACTAAAAAACTATGAAAATCAGCAAATAGAAAAGCAGATTTCGTACAAATATAACTATTTTAAATTGTTACGCATCTTAAATTGTATAAAATCCATATAAGTTTTGTTGTTTATAGTGAACTTTTTATTACATATTTTGCGGTCTGAACATTGCATTCTGTGTTGAATAGTTCCAGCAGATGTTGTATACATACTTTTGTAGTGTGGTAACTTGCCACAATTCGGACATTCAAACTTTTCGCCACCTCTTAAAACTGCGTAATTAACTTTATGTTTTGTGTATGGTGCTAATCTTTCGTAAACTTTCTCAAGTACTTTGACATCCATATCGCAGTACTCCACCATTCGTTTAAGTGCTTCTTCGTCTTTGTTGAAAATGATTGCTTTCCACATATCCATTCCTTCGTGCTTTAACTTTGCACCAACTCCAAGAAATTTAGCAATATAATCTAACTTATTCGAGTTAAAATTAAACTGACTTTTAGCGTGTTTAAGCGTATCAATAGTTTGGTATTGTGGAAACATATCCAATTGATGAAATAAACAACGTGTACGCAACCATTTAATATCGAATCTGTCCCCATTGTGTGCAATTATCTCATCGGCTTTGTTTAGTTCTTTAATAAACGATTTTAAAAGTGATTTGTCGCATTGGTTTTTGTCCCACGTTAAATGATGTACTTCGTCTTTACCTTCCCACTTCCAACTTACACAAATTATAGCACGTTCTTTAATGATGTCGTCTGGTTGTATGTTTAAGTTGTAGCCACTTCGCCAGAAAATACCAATATTAAACGATGTTTCGATGTCAAAAAACAATCTCTTTCTCATAAATAAAATTTAAGTAAATAAAAAAACCACTTTTTATAGTGGCTTGTAAGGAATGTATTGTGTTTTACCACCAATTTTTATTGCTCTTAACGCTTGTTTTCGGTTGTTACCTTTACGATACGATATGTGAAACCAGTTAGCGTGTGTATCGTTACCAAATTCAAAAATATACTGGTCCGCTTCTACGTTTTTGATTATCCAGTCGAATAACTTTCTATCTGTTAATTCCAAATCAAATGCTTCGCCTTTTGTGTGTTGGCTACCAGAAGCACCGCCTATTAATTTATTTAATTGTTGACATCTAAAACCGCTACTTATTTTAATAGGTTTACCTACGTGGTTTCTAATAGGCTCAAATACATTCTCGCATAGTTGTATAGCTTTCTGTACTTGTGTTGCATTCATTACGTTATGAATACCTTTCTTAATTGCAGTTGGCGAATAGCAAAACTCGTCAATCGTTACGTGCTTACTTAATTTCATAGTATTTTTGGCTTAAATATAAAACTAATTATTGTAATACATACTAAACCAATAACAATTAATAAAAGTGTATATGGGAAAGGTTTTGTTTTAGTTCTATATTCTTTGCGTATTTTAACCTTTTCAAGTCTTAACGTGTCTCGTTTAAGTTTATATTCTATTCTTGTTTCAAAGCGTGTTTTAGGCACGTATAAGCGTTTGTAACGAATGATTGTATCTTTAGTGGTAAGAAACTTCTCGAAGTAAAAAGTATCGTTTAAAACTACTTTAAATGAGTCTATTGAAGTGATGCGTATTGTGTCGCTTTCTTGCTCCAACTTTGCACCTTTTTTGTATGCTCTATTGATATGCCATTTAGCACTACAAGAAGTGAAATAAAATACAAGGTAAATTGATATTAACCATAAAATCAACATCGAAAATAATTGTTTGTAGTCTACTTTCATTCTGCAAGTTTTTTCTTAACGTCTTTTGCTTGGATAATCAGCTTTACAATCTTACTTATAAATGAATAGCCTTTTACTTTTTGAAACGATTCATCCATACTTTTAACCTCAATACTAATTAGCATTAAAGCAATTAATTTTGTAGCTAAATAATCAACGCTTATAACTTCTTTTGTCAAGTAATTAATTATAAAAAAATCTGAAGCATAAACTAACATAATAGCACCAACGTAACTCATCAATTTTGGTACGAATCCGTAACGGAATGTCTTAGAGTTTACTTTCTCTTTTAACTTACTCGCTTTCCATACTCCAAATGCAGTGTCTAAAATAGTAGATAATGCTACCAGTATTATAATACCTTTAATCGGTGCAAAGAATACAACTAATACTTTTAAAAGAATGGTTAAATTTGATGCTATTACTCTAATCATATTACCATAATTGAATCGGTGTAACCATTATCTGGATTGTGCGTTGGTCGAATGTCGCTATCCTTATTCAATACGCTTGTAAAGTTTGAAAACAAATCTTTATTTGTATGTAAATAGTTTACTAAACGAGCTTCGTAAAAAGATGCCTTTTGTCCGTAGTGGTCTTGTGCAAAAGCAACTTCTTGTTGACTAACTGAATTTGAGTAGTCTCCATTCTGTAATTGTAGACCTTTATTTTTAAGCTGGTAAGATAAACCAAAGACTGCATCTTCAGCACTTCTCCACGCAACAATTGGTTGTATATAAGTTACAAGAATCTCCTCATTTGCTGACAATGTTTGTGCGTTGTACTTTGCTAAAATATCATTGTAAAAATACGTTCCAAGAATTGGTTGTATTCTCAAATCTGATTGAGTCTTGATGTATGGAACAATATCGTTAACATCACAATTTGCCGTTATCGGTGTTTGTGTTTTTAAATAGTTTTCTGTTATAAAGTAAATCATAGTGTCGGTGTTGTTGGTGCGTTGTCAATTGCTTCTTGTGCTATCTGTGATTTTGTTTTGTCTCCATCTGCTACTGGTGGTAATGAAGCCAAAGCACGTATCTCATTTTCAGTCATTGACTCAAGTACTTTTGTAGCAACTAAAGGAGACATAGTATTTAAAGCGTCTTGTGTTTTACTTGCATCTCCGTCTACTTCTACAATTGTTTCATTTACAATTTGGTAGTTGTTTATTACAAGTTCAGCTTTAACTTTTGCGATTGCTAAAATTTCGTTTACTATATCTTCTACTACTTGACGCATTGGAATAATAGTATTTTTCTCGAAAATTACATACGCTTGTTTAATGTCAGAACCAGAACCAAGTTTACCACTTACACGAATACCCATTAAAATTGGGTCGATTGTATGTGCTTGGCATATCTTACTATCAATGCTTTCAGTAGTTACTTGAAAGACGTTATCTAAGTTATTTGTAGGTATTGATTCAATCGTTGGTAGTTGGTCTTTATTATTAGCAAAGAATGCAACCGCTTTACCAGCATTTTGAGCACCTTTAGCACGTTCAATAGTATCTTTAATGGCTTTCTTTTCTTCTTCTCCTTGTGGTTTCTTAGGAAACATCATAGCAAAAGATGGGAAGATTGAGTTTAAGATGTTTGACTTTTGTAAGTAACTCATTTCTCCATCTAAAAAAGCCCAGTTAAATGCACTTGTATAGCTTGGTAGTGGATAGATATCTTGTCCTACTTGGTGATTCTCGTAAACAAACAACTGCTCTGTATCTTTGCAATGTTTTGAGTAGCGTTTAATGGTTCTAATTTCAATTTGACTCCACCAATCATCACAAATAAAGTAATTTTCTCCGTCTTTGTCACGTCTTACTTTCTCAGAACCTATTGATTTGACTCCTACTAAGTCGCCTAAACTATTGAAACGTAAAATAAAATACTTTCTATTGTGTAATAATACGTCTTTTGTGATTGTGTGTAAAGTCTTTTTTAAGTTTAAACGTCTTTCGATTGAGTAAACTTCTACTTTATCCACTGCCGTTGCATTTTCATCTACCTTTAACTCGTAACCACCACCGATAATAGCGTTAGTTTTAAAGTCAATGATTGATGAATGTAAGGGACTTGTGTAATAAAGTTGGTTAATCATTTGAGGATATAAATTGTCGTCTCCAAATCTGATATATCCATTAGTTTGTTGCCTTGCGTTTACATACGGAAGACTTAAATTTCCACCTTTAACTTTTAAAAATGGTGTTGAGAAAGATTGGTAGCTTGATGTTTCTGTCATCTCTACGCTTGTACTCTTTCCAATGTTGAATCCAAATAATTTCATTCGTAAATTGAGTTTATTACTACTCCACTGACAACCATTCGCCCTTCTTCAACCGCTATCAAGCCAGTTTCATCGTCAGGTAAGGTTTCACTTTCATAGATTGTATATGTATATTGCCCAATACTGAACGACTCCGTTGTCGTTTCATCCATTAGGAATAAGTTATATCTGTTTGTATGTTCTGAAATGTCAGTACCAACCCACAAAATAGGGTCGCTTGCTTTGTTGTACTCATTTTGAAACACGAATAAATAATAAGGATTACTTATTGTAGTCGACTCCGACAAAGTCAAACATATTTTATTCTCTTGATTTTTTTCTATGTAAATCATAACTATATTGTTGTAAATTATAAATTCGTTTAAAACAAAAAAACCCCCACCAATAAAGATGAGGGAATTTTTAAAAGTGCTAAAAGAAATTAAGCAACGATACCAGCGATGATATCAGCATCTACTTCTTTTGCTAAGTATAAATTTTCAGCTAAGAAAACAACTGAGTAAGAAGAACCATCTGCTTTAGCAGTTCCAGAACCTTCAGTTACCGCACTCAATTGAGCGTTTGGAAAGTACCAATATTTTTCATTTGCATCTTTAACGATGATAGCCAAATCTCTTTGTCCTTCGCCTAAGATTTTCAATGAGCGAGATTTTGAAGCCTCACGTCTGCTGAACATTAAAGTAATTGTAGCAGTAACGAATTGAGAACCTTTCACTAAGTCGTTTGCTTCTTCTTCTGTATAGTTACCAGAATTTCTTCTGATTTCAAAAGGAATAAAGTCTGGAGAACAAGTGATAGCGTCAATCGTCCAAGTCGCAGATGTTTCTGTAATTGCAGTTACATTTGCTTGGTCGTTGATATACACAGCAGTAATTCCACCGATGTTACCTTCACATCCTTTTGTTATTGTTGTAAGTGTTGTACAAGACATATTTTTAAATATAAAAAAAGGGCGGTGTATATTGCACCACCCTCTTTAGTTAGTAATTAATTCTTATGAGTAAAGAACGATTTCTGTTGGGTTAACATAAGAGAAACCAACTTTCAAATTCGCACGTGTACGTAAGTAAGGCTCAGCAACCGTGTCAGACAAGTTAACTGCTTTCAATGCTTTTCCGTCTCCCTCTCCGTCAAATGCGTAGATTAAGTTGTTTTTCAAAGTCAATACCATATGGTTGTTTGGCATACCTTCAGCAACTACAACTTTAATTCCTAAGAATGTTAAAGCTAATGGAGTTGTGATGTATGTTTGAGTGTTACCAGATGCAGTTGCAAGTTCTAAAGCGTTAGCAATGTTAGAAGCAACATACAATCTTAAGTCTGCTTTTTTACGGCTAATTGTTGCTGGTGCAGCGTTCAATACTTTAACGATTTCAGCGATAACATTTGAAGATGTGATAGTCGCTTTAGCAACGTCAACAACTCCGCCATCAGCTTTCAATTTTTTGATGTAACCATCACATAAAGCCAAAGTTTCGTTTGTGCTTGTAGTGTCACCTTGCCAACGGATGTACTCAACAGACTCTTGAATTTGTTTAGCCATCTCATCCCAGTAGTAAGACATAAAAGAAGCAACAGAGAAATCTCCGTTAGAACCTTGTGCCATTTGTAAAGCTAAGAAAGACTGCTCTAAATCGAACTGGCATAATTGAGCCATAGCAGATAAAGAACAAACATCGATATCAACTGCGTCTAAAGCGTCAGTTGGTGCAGAGAAGTTACAAGTTGCTGGTTGTAAGATGTTACCAAAAGTAACGTTTGCTAATTTAGTAGCAGACTTAATTCCAGGCAATGAACGATAGTTGTCTACGATGTCTTCTGAGATGTAAGAACGACCATAGAACTCATTAGGGTTAGGACATAACAAAGCGTTTGTTTCGATGTCCAAATCAAATTTAAGATTTCTTTCCATTTTTATTATTTATTAAATGCGTTTCTGTACGCAGTAAATTTAGCGTGAGCAGTTAATTTAGTTTCTACTACTTCTTCCGTTGGCTCAACTTCAACTTCTAAAGAGTTTTTTAAGTCTGCAATAACTTGCAATACTTCGTTAATTTTTTCGTCAATTAAAGGCATAACAATAGACGTGATAGCCTCTGAGTCCATAGCTGGGTCGATAGCCATTTCGACTTCTTCCTCAACTTTTTCTTCTTCAACTACTTCTTCCATTGCTACTTCTTCCTCAACTGGTGCGCCCATCTCTACATCTTTAATCTCAACAACTTCTCCATCTTTTACGATATAGATTTTGTCTTCGATTTGATGTTCTCCGTCTGGTAGCATCATATTATATTTGTTTTGTGATTGCTTTTTTGCGTCTTCCAACTTCATACCTAAAAACCCCTCGATCGAGAATCCTACTTGACCGCTTTCAACTAACTTAGTGTAGTACTCTTTGTCTGTGATTTGTGCAGTTAGCATCAATGTTCCTTTTGGTACGCTAATACCATAAGAAGATAATGACTTGTCTTCCATTGGATTTTCAACTATCCACGCTTCAAGAATGTACGCTGGTACTTCTTTACTTTTGTCGTGTTCTAAATTAAAAAGATTTTGGTTGTTTAAGTTGAACATAAACTTAGAAAAGATTTGCTCTATTTCTTGTTCAGTAAATTCAACAAAGTACTCCTCTCCATCGTCATTTCTGTAAATCTCCATTGGAATCATTGCTGGGGCAACAATACGCATTTTCGGTTCATCTTGAAATTGAAAAATTTGTTGAGAGTTAAATGCCATTCCTTTAATTTTAACGGCTGGTTTTGAAGTGAAAGCGACTTGCTCAATTCCTAACTCGTTGCCCTCAGAATATTCTGGGTCAATAGTTATTTTATAAATTGGTAAATCTGTATTCATAACAATATTGTCTTATAATTGTTAAGTGTTTAAAAATTTGTATATTTGAAGAAAAAAACGTATGGTAAAAATTAAAGAATTTGATGTTAAGAACGAAATCAATGAATTTACAATTGAGCAGTTCGAGAATGTTTCTCGCATTTTAAATGATGAGGATGTAGAAAAGTTTGAACGTTGGGCAAACCTTTTAATTTATTTAGGTGTACCAGAATCCGATGTGTACGATTTGGAGTTTAGCGAGTTTGTGGAATATATTAAGATATTCTCAGACACTAAAGTAAAACCATCAAGCGAGTTTTGTAAAGTTATTGAGTTAGATGGATACACTTACACATCACACGAAGACGAATTGAAAATTTCAGTACGTGAGATGAAAATGATTGAAAAGCAAGTATCTAACCATCCACACAACTACATTAGTTACTTGATGTCGGTATTGTTTAAGCGTAACGACTTAACTAAAGCTGAACACTACGCAGACGCACACATCAAACAAAAGGCTAAATTGTTTAGTTCTCTTTCTGCTGAACTTGCAATACCTTACGCTACATTTATTGGTTTAAAATTATCTAACAGACTACAAAATGCACCTACCGAAGTCGTGGAATAACGTAAGTGTAGAACAATTTATGGAATTGAAAGGGTTACAAGTTGACTCTTTCGATTCTATATTTGATTTTCACGTTGAAGCAATAAGCATCTTGTCCGATACTGACATAAACGATGTATACGACTTGGATTTTGACGAGTTAACGGAACTAATAAAAGAGATTAACTTCATAAATCGTGACCCAAATAAACCA